TTTTGGGCATTAAAATGGAGGTTTGTCATGAGCGACGAACACATCAAAGAAGTCAAGGAGGGCATTGAGGCCCTACATCAAAAAATTGCCGACCACGGCAAAGAGTCAAGCGACGTAAAATCACTGGTAGAAAAATTAGGCGAAAGCGTAAAGGCATTTGAGGCGGAAAGTCAAGCATCAAAAGCTAGAGCCGATGGCGACGCGGAGCGTTTGGCAATCGTTGAGGCGCATCTTGCCAAGTCCAAAGGCGGCGAAAAAGTAGACGCAAAAGAAGTGCGCTCCGCTTTGGCTTACGCATTAAAAACGGTAGACGTGGCAGGTCAAGAGGTGGACTTTAAAAGCCTTTTGACGAAAAGCCGAACCGTTACTGACGGCCAGTCCGGCGGCTTCTACGTAGATCATAATATGGTGTCGGCAATGATGCTTACCTATATGCGCGACGAAAATCCAATGCTCCGAGAGTCTACGGTCGTAAACGTCAAAGGCTCAGGCGGCATTCAGTACCCAGTAAATCGCGTCACATTCGGCGCGTCGGCTGCTGGCGAGCTTGAGGTTGGTCGCGGAAAAACCAAGCGAAACATCGAGCTTCGAACCATTACTATGGGTCGTTATTTGTCTCAAGATGCAATCACAGAAGAGTTGCTTGCGATGCAAACTATCGAGTCAGAAAACAGCGTGGCACAAGACATTTTGGCTGATCTTGGCTGGACGATGCAATACGACGCACTTCGCGGCAGCGGCTCCGGCAGCGCGAAAATTTTAGGCTTATTAAACGAGCCGTTCCTATTGAGCACCGCTCACACGTCTTCAGGTCAAGCTGGCGCACCAACAAAACCAACGTGGAAAGACCTCTATGAGGTGCAGGCAAACTTCAACTATGAGCGATATCGTAATAACGGAAAGTTCTTTTTTAATTACAACACCTTAGTTAGTTTTTTAACTGAAGTTGATAGCGAAGGCCGCCCGTTGTACATGCCGGCGATCAATGGCGCAATGAGCTCAACAATCGCCGGCAAGCCATTTGTCATTATGCCAGACATGGACTCAGCTCTAGCCTCAAACACGATGCCCGTTTTATTTGGCGACATGAAAAAGGCCTACGTTTTTGTAATGAACAATGAGTTCCGGAGCCATCGCGTAATGGACAAAGAAGCGATGGAAAAAGGTTTAATTACAGTTGGTATATCAACCTTCGGCGGCGGTGCAGTGCACGACGAAGAGGCAATTCGCTCAATCAAAGGAGCTTAATCATGACAATTACAAATCGTGCAACAGACAGCAAGCTGGTGGCGGGATCAAGCGGCGCAACAATCGACATCCCTCACGGAACAACGCAGGTGATCTTTCACTTCGGCGCTGAGCCGGGGTATGTCTTTATTAATGAAAACAATCCGGATTTTTTGGGGTCGTTTACACAAATCCCCGCCGAGCGACTTGTTATCAATCAAAACTACTTAGATGCGCAGCTCGTGACGTTTGTTCCTGGATCCGTAGTCAGCACGGTTCCTTTTAGCGTTGGCGTTTATTTGAGTGCCGTATCAGATCAACTTCAGTGCACTGCAGGCAGCGGAAACCCATTTACGGTTGAGTTCGTTGGTCGAAAAAATCCACGACCGGTCGATATTGTGCAGGAGCCCACGCCATGAACGCTATTAAGCAATTTTCTTGGCTGCATGACGATGGGCAGTTAAAGCGTTATAAGGTGGGCGACCCGTTTTCAGCGTGTCATTCGGACTGCTTAAAGGCCAAGCGTCTTGGCTTTGTGGTTGAGGCTGCTGTAGACGCTGAGGCAGCTGTAGACGCTGAAAAAACAAAGGGTAAGGTCAAGAAGTGAACCGGTACACCGAAAGCCCGTCAATAATCGACGCGTCGGCATTATTGCTCGACTCGTTGAAGGAAACGCTGCGCATTATCGGCTCAGACCGTGACGCGCAGCTTGCGGGGCTTTTGGTGTTATCTCAAAACTTAGTTGAGCGATACACTTGGCGATTATTGACTGAGCGCACAGTAAAAGGTGAGTTCGGCAACACAACGCCGTCGAGAATCAATGGCCACGCAATGCTTGATTGCTTGCGTGCGCCAGTTTTTGATGGTTCCCTGCTGTCCATCACATTCAATGGGGTGGATAGTGGAGAGGTATTAGATGGATTCATTGCGCCGGTTGGCGAGTTTGGCGAATGTTTTGTCCAAAGTGAGCCGACGCAGGAGCTGGCTGGCGATGCTGCCTATCACGTTTCTGTTTTATTCAAGGCCGGATATCCAATTTTAGATGGCGAATGGCAGTGCCCCGCCGCACTTCAACAGTCCGTCGTTTCCTTGGCTGCGTACATGTTTGCAAACCCGCTTGATTGCGGCGCGGGCGGCTGCTCGTGCGCTGGAGGCTCAAGCAATGGCGTTCGTTTGCCACAAATTGTTTCAATGATGCTTGATTCGTACGTGATTCGGAGGTATGACCATGCGTTGTACGTTTAAGTCATTTGACAAGGTGCGGTTATGTCCGGCTGATTTAACACACATTGTGGAAGTTTGCTCGCGCTCAATCGTTGGCGACAACCCGTGGGACATCGCCCAAGAAAACACCACGCTGGTGCAGATGCAGTCCGCCTACATGGGTTGTGAAACCGTGAGCCCTTACAAGCCTGTTACTGGCGTAAACACGGGCGACAAAATCACACACATTTATTATGCGAGACAATCAGACGTGACCGTTGCAATTGACGTAAAAGAACACGTGTTAAAAGTCGATGGCGTTGTATATCGTATTGATTCGGTAGAAGATTTAAACAACTTCAAAGAAACGCTTGCGTTTTATTGTTTCATTCGCGGCTCTGGACTGGAGGCAAATACATGATTCAAGTCAAGCTTATTTCGAAGCCAATCAGGTATTCGGGGTCTTTGGTTGGAAACGCAATCAATGAAGCCCACGAAAAGGCGGGCATTGTTATTAAAAACGAACTGGTTCGCGGGCTCACAACGGGCAAGCGAAGCGGGCGCATTTACACGATACGCGGCAAAAATCATCAAGCAAGCGCGGCCGGTGAAATGCCCGCAAAATTGAGCGGCAAACTTGCGGCAAGCGTTGACTACAAAACGCGCAACAAGGTGCTGGTAATCGGTGAGGGCGCGGGGTACGCGGCTTATTTGGAGCTAGGCACGAGCAAGATGGCGGCACGTCCGCACTTGCGCAAAGTCGTTGATAAAAACATGGTTAAAGTGCGTCAGTTTGTTGGATTGGAAATCATGGAGGCGCTTAAATGATTACTCCATTTTTCATCTTGCGCCACTTTTATGCAATCGCTCCTTTTGCAGGCCTTGATGATTTTGCAAACGAAATCACTCCAACGACGGCGGTTGTTGACGATGGCGGCAACATTGTATTGACCGTGGCCAGCCCAGCCGCTTTTAAAATTGGCAATTCATACACAGTGCGCGGAAAAATGGCGAATCCGTTTACGTCCACAGCATTTTTTGACGGCTTCAAAATTACAACTTCAAGGCCGCACAATTTGACCACACCAGCCAAGCCAAACGACGCTAAAACGTGCGACATTGGGACAGGTTGCGAAATCGTGCGGGTTTATTCAGACACCGAGGTCGAGGTCAAGGGGGACGTTTCGGTCGGCATATTGTACGAGCCAATCCAAACCGAGGGTGTTAACTGTAAATGCTTGAGCGTGGATGGTAACGTCGTCACGCTGGAGGCAAGTATTGGCTACGTTTACGAGTCAACGATTGTTGATTGCCGCGTCATTGTGTCTCAAAACATCATAACCGTGCCAACTGCTGAAAGGGCGCTTGAGAATTACACCGAGCAAACGAACGGCAAGCCGTTCGTTTATTTGATTATGGGTGACCGTACCACTGCGGCAAAGGCAGGCTCACAGGCCGGCATCATTGCCAACGGTCGCAATTCAAACCCCGAAACTTATCAAGTTGGAACGCTATTCGATTTAATCGTTTTTTGGCCAAAAAAGCAAAACGAAAACAACAGGTTTCAAATGGAGGAGGCGTACGGTCGCATTTATGAACAGCTGAACCGCGTTTTCTTTGGTGCAAATTCGGGCGGGCTTGACGTGCAAATTACGCCAGTCGGCAGCGTCTATGTAGAAGCACAAAGTGACTACGTACACTATGCGCACAAGTATTCGTTCCAAGCGATTGACTTTATTCAGTCGGATGTCGACGGTATAAAAGATGACTGGATTTATTTCAACGAGGCTATCCGCACGGTTAACTTTGACCTGTTCGTTGATACAAGTTTTGAGGCGGAAACGCAGCAAAAGATGCAAGCAAACATTAACACGAACGAGGAATGATTATGCGCAAGCAATTTAAAAACATCTCTGCCGTTGACTTCCCATTTTGCCGATCCGGTGAAACGGTAATGTTAGAAGTCGATAAAGACGGTTTGTTGGGTACGCGAGAGCAGCGTGAGCGACAAAAGCATGGACACTTGATTGAAGTGAAAGTAAGCAAGCCTAAAACAGAAACGAAAGGGGCAAATAATGTCATCAATTAACGTACCAGACGTTAGCGTCAATCTAGTACCTGAGCAGTCTACGGGCGATTTAACACGCCCGCGTACGCTAGTTGTGGGTACGATTCCAACCGCTAAAAATGCAATTTTTGGCGCAGATACAAGTAAGTTTCTACAAATCTCGCAAGAGGTTTCATTTGAGCAAATGGATGATAAAGACCTTGCAGAAATGATCGGCACCGGATCTCTTTATCATCGCGTGTTGATGGCTAAGCGCGGTTCGGCAAAGTATGTGCCGATTGACTTGTTGCTTGTTAAAAATGACGCTGCAACCGACGTGTCCACGATTACGTTTGCGGAAGACGCAACGATGAAGTCAACAATCAAAGTAACGGTTTTCCACGGCTTTTATTACAGCGCCACCGTTCGCGCAACGGCTGGCATGACCGCCGCTGATATTGCGGATGCAGTAGCCGAACAGTTGTCCAACTCAATCAATGCGCCATTCACCGCTGCAAGTGCGGCTGGCGTTGTGACGTTGACGTGGGTCGATGGCTTTGTTACCGAATCCACCCCAGTTCACGTAACCACGATTGACACAGCCGTTTTGCCGGTTGTTGCGCACGTAACCAAAACCGCACCTACGCAGCCGTTGGCGGACTTGTTCGATGTTTTGGGTGAGCGTCGCTATACATCTATCTCGTGGCCTGAATATTATTTCGACAAAATCCAAATCCCAAATCAGTTTTTGCTTGACCGTTTCAATACGTTCAATGACATCTTGGACGGTCAAGTTTACTCAACAATCACGGGTTCGTTGGTTTCAACAATTGAGGACACCGCGACGTTATCGGGGCAACCAGTTTGTTTTTCGGTTGACAAATTGATTGATGGTCTGTATGGCGCGAGCATCGGCTCAAGCTCAAACACCCACCCAGATTTAAGCTGGGCGTTCTTAGCGGCTGCGTTCGACCGCTTGATTGTGCCAAACGCAGACTTGACGGACATTGTCAGCGGGGCGCAGGGCTTGAGTGATTACATTGGAGGTAAGGCTTTGGTGTCGCTGCCTTATCACAACACGCCGATCCCTAACGTTTTGCCCGACAACGCCGCGTGGTATTTTACGCACCAAGAACAAAAGCAGTTAAACGACAACAACCTGTCAACGGTTGGCGTGAACCGTGCTGGCACGAACAATATCAGCGGCAACATTGTGACGATGTGGAAAACAGACGCGGCCGGCAACAGTAACAACGTTTGGACGCCGCTAGAGCACATCCGCACGAGCTCGGTGTTACGTGAGCAGCTGGTGGCAGACATGCGCATTTATTTTGGCAAAACACGTATGACTAATGGCGACTTGATTTTTGACCGTTCAATGGTTAACAAGGCTTCAGTCGAAGAGTTTTTAGACCTTAAGTTTAAAGAGTACGGTGAATTGACGTGGGTAACGGCCGGCGATGACGCGCTTGAAAAATTCCAAAAGCGACGTTTCGTTTCACTTGACCCATCAACGCAAACAGTCACAATCACCGCTGAGTACGAAATCGTTACGCACGTCGGATCGGTTGTAATGACTTTGCGCACCACAACTAAATACAAGTAAGGGGAAAAACATGGCTATTAATGCATATTCAGTTTTTGTAAACGGCGTGGCGATTCCAATCAAGGCCTCAAGCCTTGAGTACGGTGTTTACATGGCGAAGTCAAAGGGTACAACAATCATCTACAACGGACAGCGCGACCGCGTTTCCGCTGAGGACTTGGAGGACGCTCAGACAATTAAGTTTGACATCCCTGAAATCTATCAAGAAGTCGACGTTGCGCAGGTGTTGCTCGCTCAAATGAAGGGCGGCAAGGCAAACATCACCTTGAAAAAGGATGGTGTTGTTCGGAACTTCAAATCTTGCTCAATTGATGAAATGGGCGAATTTAAAGACGACGGCGAAAACATGGCTTCAGTAACAATTTTGGGCATCAACCAAAACAAGCTCGGTTAAACAAGGGGGGGCGAAAGCCCCTTTTTAAAAAAAGGTAAAAAAATGAAAATTTATGAGCTAAAACATCACCTTCAAGTGGAATCGGAAATGATTAAGGACGTGGAGCTTTGTGCACCGTCAAAGCGCAGCAAGGCGGTTTCGGCGGCGTGTTCTAAAATGGCTGGGTTTGTTATTGGCGCAGAAGCTCGAGCTCAGCTTGAAATGGTCAAGGCGGTGCAAGGGATCGACTTTAGCGAGGTCGACAAGACGGCCTCGTCCGTTGAATTAAGCGATGCTGAAGCGGCAAAGCAGCTGATTTCGCGCTGCTGCATGAGCGACGCAAACTTCACGAGCGAGTTGGTGGAACGCTTCACAGAAGTATTTAAAAACAGCCCTAACGTAATAACGTATCTGAACTCGCCGATCAGCACCGAAGTTTTTGATCAGCTGCACTGGAAAGACCTAGAGACAATCGCGGCGGTTTATTCGATAAATTTTATGCTGAGTTAGACTTTGCGGCGGACAGGCACGCACTGTCCCTGTTTTTAACCGCAACGTCTGACGGACAAATATCATATAAAGATGCGATGGATATGGACGCGGACGATTTAATCAGCTCGTTCAAGTTTTACGAAGAGTTAAACAAGCGCAAAGAAAAAGGCGTGAGCTTTGAATCAATAAAAAAGGCGATGCAATGAGCGGATTTAATATCGAATATGCAATCTCAGCACGAGATAATTTAACCCCCGTATTGCGAAAAGTGCAGGCGCAAATAAAGCGGGTTGAGCAGAGCATGCGTGCGCTTTCAAAGCCGATTAAAATGACCGCCGATACAAAGCAAGTCGTAGCGGCGGTAAAGCGCGCTCAGTCCATGAAGTTTACGATCAAAGGAGACATTCAAGCTGCTGCTGGCGGCATGAATAAGGCTGCCACGCAAACTCAAAACGTGCGCGGCATAAAGGGTGGAAAAACTGGCGGCGCAAATGGCGGCATGGGTGCAATCGCAGGCGGTGCGGCTGCACTTGGCGGCGGTGCCATCATAAGCCAAGCAACGCAGGCAGCCTACGAATATTCACAGGCCATCACGGGGCTAAAAAAAGCCGCTGGTGGCACTGATTCTGAGATTAAATCATTGGCGCAGGCTGCGCAGCAATTATCGCTTGAAACCGGAAAAAGCACCGCTTCAATTCTTGACATGATGACAAGTTCAAGCAAAGCAGGGGTGGCCGCTGGCGATTTAAAACAAGACGCTTTGGACTTGGTTAAAACATCGGTGGCATTCGATATGAGCGCGGAGGAGACCGCGCAAACAATGTCAAACCTGCGCAACTCGTTTTTTAGCGGACAGGATTACGCGACGCAACAAAAAGGGCTGATGGATATGGCGGCCATGATGTCATACGTCGCGGATACTGGCGCATCAAGCGAGGTCGGCCTGTCTAGTTTTATGGGGCGGGTCGCTGGGCTTGAGAAAACAATGGGTATCAGCAAAGAAAAACTCATTGCAATGGGCGCAACTTTTGAAAGTCTTGGCATTCCAGTCGAAGTCGGGGCGCGAGCTATGAATAGCTTCGGCACCAACCTTTCGACAATTGACCCCAGTTCATTAGCTGCGGTCGGCATTAATTACACGGACGCAATGAACCGCATGAACAGCGGCGACATGAATGGGGTTGTTCTTGACATAATCAAAAACACCGAAAAATTGAGTGTAACGGCGCGTGCGTCTGCGCTTAAAGACATTTTCGGACAAGAATTTGCCGATGAAGCTGTTCGAGTTGGCGGGGCGATTGATATTTACAATCAATCACTGGAAAGTGCGAGCGACAAAACAAAGCAAGCGGCAAAGTTTCAGGAGAACTATAAAACTCAGCTGGAAAGCTTTGCAACCGCAGCAGATAGAGTAAAAACGGGGCTTTCAGACGTTACGCGCGTCGGATTCGAGCCATTTATGACGGCGGCGGCGAACGCAATGGCTGGTGTGATGAAGTTCATGATTGAACATCCAAAAATTGCGCAATTCGCAGGCGCTTTGGTAAGCGTTGCGGTTGCAATGGGGGCAATTGCGGCGGTGGCTGGAATTGTTGCGTTTGTTGGCGCACCTGTTTTGTTGCTTGTCGGCGCAATCGGCTCAGTTGCGTTTGTAATGTCGCAAGTTTGGCAAAAGTCAAGCGCATTGCGGGGCAGTTTAGGTGAGTTGTGGGCGGTTATTTCGGACGCACTTTCTCCGCTTTCGGGGCTTGTTGGCGGCCTTATGGGCGCAAGTGATGCAGGCTCAATCGTTGACAAAGTTTTCGTTCGAATCGGAGCCGCAATATCATTGGTGATCTCCGGTGTCGCCACATTGATTGACGGGTTTGTATCACTCGTTACAATCGCGAAGGATCTAATAACGCTTGATTTTTCAGGGGTAGCGGACTCGGCGAAGGGCTTTGCTTCGCGCCTTATGGATCGCGGAAGCAAGCTTGTAGCAAATGTAAAGGCCGACTGGTCGGCAACCAACGCGCCGTCACCAATTGCAGCTAAGGCAGCCCAAACGGGTGCGGTGAAACAGGCGGCTGGTCTAACCCCAGCGGCATCGGCTGGAGGCATTCAGGCGGCAACGATTCAGCAGCAGGCGGCAGCCACGGCGCAGGCGGCAGCAACGCAAAACCAAGGCAGCGCAACTGCAGAAACGGCGGCAAGCGTGGTCAACGCTCAATCGGCATTGACGCAGCAACAGGCGGCAACAACTCAGGCGAGCGTGGGCGCACAATTCACGGCGGCAGCTTCGCAAATGATGGCGGCGGCACAGACGATGCTAGCGGCTACGTCGCGCCCGCTTACTGTTAACGTCGCTGGCGGCGCAGGCATGGGAGATCAAGGACGATGAGCTACAAAACACTTTTAAACGGAGAGATCGACGGGCTTCTGTTTTACGTAGATGATAGCGAGGGGCTGGAATCATTCGGCCGCAAAATCGCCGTGAAAGAAATACCAAACACGAACGAACAATTCGCAGAGGACACGGGCGGATTTTCGCCCACTTTCAAGCTTAAAATCTTTTGGGCTGGGCAAGATGCTCAATCGTCGTTTAAAAAGTTTCAAGCAATCGCAAACGAATCGGGGTTCAAGTCACTCACGCTTCCGATGCTGGGCAAGTTCAGCGTAAAGGTCGGAGAGTGCAAGCCAGTCCTGCTACCAAATAAATCGCCGGATTATATTTGCGTGGATGTTGAATTTTACACGTCGCGCAAAGAGGCGGGCTTTGTTGAGGCGCTCGAGACTTTGCCGGCGGTTTTTAACGCTGGCGACATGGCACGCGGTTCAATGTTTGATGCGCTGGCGGGTTATTCAAGCAAGGCGGTTGATTTTTTAAGTAATGTTTCCCAAAAATTAGACCTGCAATCAATGCTGGACGCGGTGTTGGAACTGGCTGGCTTTGCGCCAAACTCAGCACTTGGTGGCATTTTAAGCAAGATTGAGATCATCGCTAGCAACGCGGACGTTTTGCTAAAAAACGGCTCATTATTTGCGGATCAGTTTGTTGGCAAGGATGGCTTGTATTCACTCTTGAGCAACGCACTGATCGGCAACGGCTCGGCCAATTTGATAAGCACAATCGGTCGACTGTCTAAAGACCATGTGTCTACCCTGCAAACACAAATCACTGCAATCAATAACGGTGAGGTGGGCGAAGCTCCTATAAATTTTTGGGACGAAACCACGCAAACTCGAGCGAATAGAAACGAAGACCGCCAAACGTTGGCAGACATTCACTGCGTAAACCTGCTTACAATAGCTTACGAACAGTACGCATCAACTGTATATGATACGGATGAGCAGGCGGACGATGCAAAACGAGTAATTGAAGAGGCCTATCTATTTTTGCTACACGGACAGGACAACATTGTTGACGGCGCAAAAATCGTTAGTTCAATGGCTCAAAATGGACGTTTTTTATATGAGCAAGCAATTATCGAGCCCTTTGAGAACGTACGAATCACGTCATTAAAGGCCGCTGAGGGCGCACTTGTTGTCAACTTTAAAGTCGAAACGTACAATCTACGCAACCCGATGGGGATTTATAACGCGGCGTTTTTGTCGCAGTCTGAGCAAATAACGAACGAAAAAGACTTGCTGGACTTGGCCAAGGTTATGCGTAACGCAAACGGTCGAAAAACGTACGGCATTGTCGGCGATTTAAAAGTGCTACGGAGGGTCAACAATGTTTAAGGTACTGCTTGACGGCAAAGACTTTGACCGCTGGACATCGTTATCATTTAATCGCGCGATTGATAACAACTGCGGTAATTTTTCGATTGAAGCTAGCGACAAAAACCCAAAAGACTCGCCGCTGCAGGCGAATGGTCTTATTGAGATCTTTTGGGATAGCCAACGATGCTTTACGGGCTGGGTTGATGAAGTGGACGTAAGCGGCAGCCGTGACAACGGGTCAATCATCAAATACAGCGGGCGCGACACCTTATGCGACGCTTACGATTCTTCAATGCCAGACAAGGGCAAAAACAAAAAGGGTGATTACACACTAAAAAGCGCATGTGAGGAGGCGCTAAAACTTTTGGGTATGACAAACAAGGTCGTTGACACCACGCGCGACGGTATCGGCTCTAAAAAAATCAAGCAACAAAAAACCGAAAATGGTTCAAAGGTTTTAGAATCACTGGCTAAAATGGCGGCAAAGCTGCAGGTGTGGCTTGTTGCCAATGAAGACGGCGACTTGGAAATCATGAGGGCTGGCGAACGGGTCAACGATTGCAACATGTATTATTTATTTAAGGGCGATGGCAAAAACAACGTTTTGGACGCTGGTTTAAAAATTGATCTAAAGGAAATTTACAGTAAAATCAAGGTTCGCGGCAAAGGGTCGGTTACGTTCAATGTAACGAACAAAGACGCAGCTGATTTGGTGGATATAAACGGCAGCCACTTTGACGAAAACGCTAGACCAACTCGGTACCTTGAGGTGAAGGCAAACGACACCATGACCAAGGCGCAGGTGGCACAGCGGGCAAAAGATGAGGTGAATTTAAGACGCGCGAAGGCTTTTGTGTACCAAGTTAAGACCAATTTTTTCACGGGCAAAGATGGAAAAATCATTAGGCTTGGAGGCACGCATATTATCGAGGACGAACAGCGGCAGGTTTCGGGAAAGTATTTGTTGCGGTCGTTTGACGTACAATTTTCGCGCGACGGCGGGACAGACGTAACAATGACTTTTGCGCCTCCCGAAGCGTTTCAAGTCGTAGACCTTGACGAGCGACAAGAAAAATGCGACAAGACAAAAAAGCACATTAAAAAACAATCGAAAAGGTTCGAAGAATGAATATTGGCAAAATTGACAAGGGCGCAACGACTGGCGAACAGACGGGCGAATTTTCGGGCGATGGGCGAACGGGCGTGGTTACCACTTTTTTTGCTCAGCACGGCACTGCGTACCACCCCAAAGCGGGCGGTCTTATGGTGTCAATGCCAATTGAGGGGAACGATGGCAATGCGTTTGCGATTGCGCCTGAAAAAAGCCCCCCAGCACTGCAGGAGGGCGAATCTGCATTCGGCAACTTTGCAAGCGGCGCGTACATGGTGTTCAAAAACGACGGGACGATTGAGGTTTTCGGCAATATTAAACACACTGGAAACGTTGAGCAGGCGGGCACCTTGACTAACGCGGGCGGAATCACGTCCAACGGCAAAAACATCACCGACCACACGCACCCAGACGCACAGGGCGGCACAACTGGGACGAACACATGATGCAAGACATCCGCCAACGCATGAATGAGGACGGCTTGTTTGAAATTGCTGTTAAAAACGGCGACTTCGATACGGTCGATGGCTTCGAGACCGCGATTCTCGTTTCACTTTATACGGACGCTCGGCGCACCGAGGCGGACGTGTCAGACCCGCTAACTCGCGGCGGATGGATTGGCAACTGGCGGACAGCCAAGGAGCCGCGCGAACTTGGTGGGCTTTGCTGGACGGTTGAGCACGAACGCTTGACGCAAAACGTGCTCAATCTTGCCCGTGAATATGCAACGCGCTCGCTCGAGTGGATGGTTAAAGATGGGGTCTGTCGAAACGTTGAGGTCGAGACAGAAGCATACATGCAAGAAAAAATCAAATATTTAATAACTATCATTGCGCGTGATGGTATAAAATACGACTATATCTACATTTGGAGTAAGACCGATGCCTTTACGAACTCTGCTGCTTTCAACGCTTGAAGATCGCGGGGTCAAGCGGTTATTCGAGACTGAGCCGAGCATTGACGCGTCGGTTTATGGATCAAAAGTGGTCAACATCGTGCGCTCGTGCGCCGCGGCAATCCACCCAGTAACGTTGCTTGCGGGTGATATTTTGGTCGACGCGTTCCCGCAAACAGCTGAGGGCGAGGCGCTGGATGTGTTTGCAAAATCCGAGGCAGTTATGCGCAAGCCTGCAAGCCAATCAATCGGAACCGCCATTATTTTTGGCGACGTTGGGGACGAAGTGCCACTTCAAACGCCATTTGATGCGGGCGGCGTTTCGATTGAAACCACCGTGCCGGCAACTATTGCTGCCCAATCAATATTGATTGTAAGTACGTCGTGCGCTGGTGGTGTTGCAACCTGCACGATTCAAGGCGGAAACGTTTTCGGGCAAGGCGCAAGCGTCACAATCAATACCGGTGACTCGCGCATTGATGGACTTCGCGAGATAACTGGCGCAGTAGAATCGGTTTTTAAGTTTAAAATCACCGATGAGAACCAATTCAACGTTATCGGCGGCACGGTAGATGGTGCGTGGGTGAATGTACCCGTGCAATCAATCGGGTATGGGGTGGCGCAAAACATTGTGAGCGTTTCAGAAATAGACGGCGACTTTGAAGCGTATTTGGTCAACGGCTTAAGCGGTGGCGCGGATGCTGAAACTGATTCTAGCTATTCGCAACGCATAATCGACAGCAGAAACCTAATCGAAGGGGTGTTTACCGCGCCGCAAGTTAGGCTTGCCGCGTTAAAAGTCGCCGGCAACACTCGCGCGTGGGTTGTGTCTCCGATTGTTAATGTGTCAGGGGGCTCCCCGTCGACAGCTGGTTATAAGCCGCAGCCTGGCGAGTGCTGCGTTTACATTATGCGCGACAGCGAAGCCAATCCAATAGCCAGTCCCGAAGTTTTGAGCGTCACGCGCGATTCGGTTGTTGAATTTGGCGCGATGCCATGCCA